CGAGGAAGAATCCAGTGCTTAACATACGATTCGTCTATGTCGAGCGAAAGTTTAAACTGTTTCAAATGTTCTTGTAACATTCGTGTGACCCGTGGAATATCATCTATATTCATTTCCCTAAACTGCGACGTACCTAAAATGCGGTGCGCTTGTTCTCTTGCATTAGAAAACCCTACGCGGTTTAATTTTTTGACGTTTATGAGTCTGTGCCAATATTTCACTTTAGTGATGGGTGTAGGTAACTTTTTTACAACGGTATACACGGCCTGCCAAATATCTTGTAAATTCATGCGCCTTTTGAGTTCGCCTATAAGTATGGGTGTAAACTTAGCATCTCTAAGTTGTTCGGAAACGCACAAAAAATTTATTTGAAGCATGTTTATTGTTTTTTCATTCATGCGAACGCGTAAAGGTATACCTGACATAAACGCTATGAGTTTATTATCATTCTTTTTACGGATAACGAGATTCCATTCGTCTCGGTACCCCGGTGGTTGTATTGTCCATTTTACAAGTTCTTTAGAATAGTGAAACTCAAAAAATTCGTCGCGAATATAGTTTTCTTTTAGGAATTCACAAAGTTCTTCTATTTCACACGAACTCCATTCGTATCCTTCAGGTAAAGGTGTTTTTTCGTACCTAAGTTCTCTCGACGAATCAATTTCCCCATCTTTTTCAAAAACAACTTTATCTTGAGGAACGGGTTGTTTATTCCAAAACTCGTGCATTGTTATACATAATAGACTTAAAGTTTTTAAGCTTAGTTAGTATATAAACAATGTCTCTCGAACAAGATTATACGACCGTACCAGGTCAACTTTACGCATGCCTTTCCGTCGTTGGTCCAGAAGCACCACAAAAAAACGATAAGTTTGGCATCAAGATTAGAGGTGCATTTGCGTCACGCGACGAAGCGGCTTCACACGCGAAACGTCTCCAAAAGGAAGATGCGACGTTTGATATTTACGTGGTGGACATGTATAAATGGTTGTTAATTCCACCAGATCCGACAAAGATTGAGGATGTTCACTATACGAACGAAAAGCTCGAGGAACTCATGACGGGATACAAAGAAAATCAAGCTTTGGCCGCAAAGATGTTTTCCGAACGTAAACGCGATATGATAGAATCCGGAACTAATTCGTTCATTAAACCGGGTGATGAAAACTCTAAGTATTATACGAAACCGGATGAACCACCGATTAGTCACCCAGCTGAAGTTCTCGAACGTCTCCAAAAAGAGAAACCAGATGCTCCCATGGAAGAACTCGTCAAGGAAGCGGATGCAATTGTGGCCGAAGAAATCGAAGAAAGGAGGAAGAAACGCGAAGCCGAAGCCGAAGCCGAAGCCGAAGCCGAAGCCGAAGCGTCTACGGAAGCTCAGGATACGAAAGGTGAAGGTGAAGTCGAGGAAGGTGAAGAAGTAGAATCTAAATAATTAATTTTGTTATGTAAATGTAAGTATGTTGAGTATTATATTGAATATAATCACCATAATTATTGTAGTAGCTATGTTTGGTTTATTTTTACGATTGTATGAAGATCGAAAAAGTAAATCTGGAACAGAAAATGTACGTGCATCTGATGTTGCACAGGATATACTAAAAGACCCACTCGTCGTGAGTCGTGCGTATTTTACTGAACCTAAACTTGGTCCAATAGGCGATTTTGAGGGACAGCAAACGTCGTCTGAATACTTATGGATTAAAGGTAAACCTATCCAGGTCTAAGAATGACTGGTTGCATAGTTTTACCCATAAAAAACCCTAAAATAAACGAAACAAAAATGATAATATACGCCGTTTTATCTAAATTTGAAAAAATGTCTTCTTTTTGTGGTATTTGGTGTTGTGGTTCATAATAGGTTTGTGGTGGTGGAAAATAATACGGTTCGTTATTTTCCATTTCCGTTTCTTTCAATTCAATATCGTTATTTTCTTTGCGTGTAAAATCATCTGGATTATATTCGATGGGTGTACCAACTTCAGCTTCCATTTATAAAATGTGTACCTATTTTTTTAAGCTTATTATTACTCATCTTCGTCTTCATCGTCATCAACAACAAATCCTTTCAAGTTACCATTTTCATCCATGTCACTATCGTCATCTTCAAAATCGTCCTCGTCGTCCGTTTCGAGAAGATCGATATCGTCTTCACTATCAATATCTGATTCCGTTTCATAATCATCGTCGGAATAGTCATCTTCTGGTAAATCTTCAACTGGATCTAAACGTTCAGGAACTTTTGAAATTCTCCCTGAACGCGTGCGTGTTCCAATAACTGTGTTTGTCATTTTATAAAATAAAGTACGTTTATTCTTTTAAATACATTACGCGCTATTAAGTTTTTCATTTATTAAAACGAGTTCGAATTCAGCGTTTATTTGGTTGGCTAATACATCTATTTCTTCTATAACACTTGTATCACTCGAAACTGTGTATAATGCAAGTTCGCGTAAATTTTTAAGTGCGCGATCGAGTAATTTTTCTGAAATTTCAACGTGTGATTTATACTCTATAGCCATGTTTATGTTCGCTAAAAACTCTTTATATAAAACTTCGTTTAATCCTGAATAAGGAAGGGTTTTACGAATAAGTTCGGTTATATGCGATGTTCCTGTATCTTTTTTAATTAAAGAAGATGCTAAGTACACCATAACAACGACTAAAAGTACGGCTAACATTCTATAAAGTACGTACAATTTTATCTGTGAGAATATGTGCGCGACATTTACATTTACACATTTGTTGTATTTGATTTTTAAGTATACTGAAAAAAATTGTTTCTTTACATGTATCACACGTTTCTTTCGTAGTCACTGTATATTTTTTAAAACCTTCACGTTTGAGTGTTTCTATTGAAAAAGTTTCTTTTTTAATGATATGTTTCTTTATAAACTTTTCGAGTAAGTTCTGTTCTGGTTCTGTAACAATTTTCTTTTTCGGAACGTACTTTTCAACTTTACCATCTTCGTAAAGAACGTCTGTTATCTTTTTGGGTAACTGGTGTCGCCTCCCCGAAAAATCTTTACAAAACCCATATTGTCTTAGTACGTTAGTAGTAGAAAAACACTTTTGGGCTATAGTATCACTTATTATATGAAACCACACGTGATTGGAATTATGATTACATTTTTTATTTTCACAATATTTAGAATTTGTTGAGACGAGAAAATGATTTTTGTGTTTAAACATTTTCGTAACGGATGCGGTCGCTTGACCTTCCATGTGTTTACGTATAAATGCCTCTACGAGTAATATCGCTTCTTGATTTTTGAACTCATTCTTGGTCTGTGCATTTGTAAATGTATTTTCTTTGAGAGCCCCTTCTATTAATACAGGATCCGTACTTTGAGTTCGTAAAGTTGCCATGTGTAACATTTCAACGGACGGTTTTTGTCCTGTTTTTTGTAATGTGGGTGAAGGACCATGCCTGTATATAAATATTGGTAAATATTCACTCTGTGTTTCTTTACCTGTATTATTACACTTTTCACATCCACGACCCATACACGCTTCGTGTTTACCACGTTTATGTGACCACGGCATACGGAACCCACTTCCCTTTGTATTACGTGAAGAGTTTCCATAGACTGAAATATCAATAACATCTTTCCATTCGTCACATTCTTCTTCCGTTGTTTCTGTGGTGTCATGTTCCCGATCTGTCTTTTTCCCCTGTTCTTCTTTCATTACCATATTTACTTTTTCTTCGTACACCTCGTCTCCTTCTTTTACACGTTTAACAATATCTTTCCAATCACGGGAACCATACGCCAAGTTTAACGTATTTATAACATGGTCCCTGAGAGCTAGAGCCGAAGATCTATTTACAACAAAATCTGGCCAATTTATATGTATACCTGTTTTTATGAGTGTATCCACGGGTTTAGGTTCGGCAACGGATATCAAAGCATCTTTACCTCCAAACTTAGATACTTTATCACATATGACTTTACATATATCTTTAATTTGTCCAAAAGTTAGTTCATCATCGTCTTTATAATCGAGATCCATGAAAAAGTTATAATTTTCCGTTTTTTGTTCGACGACGAAAATCTTTTCACCGGAATTATATGATTCTACATACTTTTCATAAAAGTCATTCAATCTATCAAATGGCACGGAAAGAACACCACCGTCCATGAGCACATGTGATAGATCGGAGTTATTTGCAAAACCTTGGTCTTTACACCAAAGTTTAAACATACTTACCTACTAATCTATTTATTTTTTTATATTGTTTATTCATCTTCATATTCGTGATGCCAAATAGAACGTCTATACGAAACTTCCGGATAATTTTCTTCTTCCGATAAACTTTTTTTTAAAACGAGGAGTTCATAGACTTTATCTTCTTTGTGTAACTCGATGTATCTATCGGCACGTTCACGTGTGTACGCATGTCTTTCAATAAGAAGTTCGTGTATTTGGGATAAAATATAGTTCTTAGACTTCATTATTTAATAGAGAAGGTTTTTCTATCGAGAGAAGTTACACACGCGTAGAATTCTGGGTTATTGAGTACATTTTTAACAATACGATCCCATTGTTTTTTCGTACTAAACTCAGCAAGTGTTTCAAAATTCATGAAATCATTTTCATCGTGTGTTCTCTTGATAGGTTGTTTTTGGATTTTACGGAGATTCATTTTCTGTTTTTCTTCATTGAATCTACGTATAAGTTCGACCTGTTCCTGAATGGTATAATTTACGAAAAATATAAAAACGTTATATTCAAGGTCGACCCCTGGACTTTCTTTTACTGTAAACTTGAATTCGGTATATTCACCTTTTTTTAGAGAAATAACTCCCCTGGTTTCTTCTTCGAGTTCTCTTAGAGCCGTTCTCAGAGGATTGGGTATTTCTCTTCGCCTGCACCCTCCGGTGACGAAAATCCAATCTTTGAACCTTCGATCCCGGACGGTGAGAAATCGTGGTTTATCACCTATAAACGTGACGGGTATTGCAATTGCTTTATATTTCTTCATTGCTCATTAGCAAGTTATAATTGAATAAGATGATTATTCTGAAGATTCCTCTTCATCTTCACTGACTTGGGTTTCTAAAACCTCTTCATTTTGTGCTTCTTCACGAACAATTGGTTTTGGTGTTGGTGTTGGTGTTGGTCTGGATAAATGTGCCATGAGATTTCCGTAAAATCCTTTAACACCTTCCATTTCGGTTTTTGTTTTGTTAAGTTCTCTGTACATGTATACTGTGGCAACAATACACATGATCACGGCAACTATAGTAGCGGTATCGCGGTCGAATGTAAACATTATATATATAAAATAACGAGCTAAGTTTTTAAGTTCTTATAATCGCACCCATGTGCGTTCTTTTTTCGGTTGGACACGGGTACCCCATTTGGGCAAATTGGATTTCCTGGTAATGTCCTTCTTTACACTCCGCGTTTTGTAATGGTTGTTCTGGTTTTTTACCAACCAAATGATCTAAAGTACCTGATTTCGGGTCGTATGTTATAACAAATATAAATGCTAAGAGAAAGACTAATTGCCAAAACATTTATAATAAGTGGCTAAATTAAATTGCTTAGTTGGAATACATCAAACCACCCATACCGTTTTCGATACGGAGGATATTGTAGTTGACGGCGTAGATATCGTCCTCGGAGTTCGCGGTATCGTTAACAAGTCTCGCCGAATCGAGTCTACTGAAGTTGAGCGAACCGGTTGGTTGAAGCTTGGACGTGTCGAGACAGAATGGGTACAAGAAGAACTTGTCGTTTTCACCCGTAGCTGAAAGAGTACTTGTATACGTTTGAGCATTTAAATTTGATAATGCATTAGATGTGAGTTCAGAAGCTGTAGTTGAAAGAGATGTAATTGGTTTGGAACCAACTGTGTGGTAATACGAAGTGATCGCGGTGTAGTGTGGATCAACGTATTTGAAATCGGTCACATCCGTACCGTTGATTTGGAGTTTCATTTTGTTTGTGTCACTTGCAATAGTAAGCGCACTACCATCGGCGGCGGCTAAACACTTGATTGGGTGGTTAAAGTTTAATTCTTGAACTTTGGAACCAGATGCAATCGCTTTTTGTGTTTGGGTAATAACCATATTTTGTGGCATGGAAGACAAAGTCGTTCTCTCATCCGTGTCGAGGTGAATGAACTGCGCGTAGACTTCAAATTTGGCACTTTGGAGATTACTTCCCCATGTGATTCTCAATTCAACGTCGTGGTATTGGAGTGCAATCAATGGCAAAGCCGATTGTGTGTTTTCGCAGAACGAAAACCTGAGTGGATAGAACTTACTTTCAGCCGCCTCAGCAAACCCAGAAGTAGACTTCGTGAGATTTTGTGCTAATACAGTTGGTGCAATGTACTGAGAAAAAGCAGACGTTTGTTCATCGATGACTTGACCACCAATTAACAATTCTACTTTGGAAATGGCAGATACCCAATCGGCTGGTGAAAATGTAACTGCTTTAGTACCATCATTTGGGGCGATATACACGTAACCAACCATATCCCCTTTTCTTTCGAAACGGACTGTCGACATACCATTTGCGGCTGGGTTGCCCTGGATAACCTGTCTTTCAACAGTTTGGGCGAAATTCGTGTGACGTTTATAGTTAGATCTAAAAAAGGAAACTTCGGGCTGACCGACGAGGTGCGCATCTTGGGCACCTACGGCAA